ACCCTCAAAAGCCGAACGTAACTCTTGCAATCGGGTCTGCTGCTCTTGATTCGGGGCTAGGCTTTGCTGAAACTCCATCAACGCCTGATACTGCTCGTTACCCTCAAAAGGATTTGCGGGTTGAGCAGGCTGCGCCATTACTTGTGCTTGAGGAACATCGCGGGTTATTCTGTTTTCGGTTGGCTGCGCTGCACCTAATCTTTGAAACAACGCACCCAGACCAAACTGAGATCGGTCAAGTGGCTGCTGACGAACAGAATTTGCAAAAGGAACAGAACCATAAAACATGACCAAATCTCCAGAATTATTAGGAGACTATCACTTTCTTTCTAACATATCAACTCTGCGTTCGCCCATATACGCATCAACAACCATCAATAAAAAAATAGGAAGATCATCGGGGTGAACACCTAACCCGAATAAAAGTTCGCAAACTATATTTCTCGTGTTCGAAATCGAAACTGTTTCTGGAAGTTTTTGGAGAAGATCATCAACGATCTCCTCAATTTTTTCTGGAGTTAAAGGCTCAGAACTTAGGCTCATAAATAACGCCCTCGTCTTCTAACTCCTTAAAATGCGCTAACTCACGCGCTAAATAAGCAAGCCTCGGATCATCATCCCACTCGGCATCATCTACTTTGCGTTGCAGTTTCTTGACCTCCTCGCTTACGTTCAAAAGCAAATCATCCATTTTTACCCAATCCCTTCGGTCTAATCTTTGGCTTAACAACTTGTTTTGATTGCCTTTCGCTAACGTAACAAGACATCATAATATCATTGCCATATAACTCGAACATATGATCATAGAAGTTATCAAACGTTCTGCTGCTCATGGCTGAATAACAATGCTTCTCGCTCTCGAACCAAACAATCGTATCTATTTTATTGTCATGTAAAGTGTACGAAAGAATTAAAGCTGTAAAGTATTCAATCATTTCTTTTCCAAACATCGTTTACTTTTACCGCTTCTTTGTCGCCACCAAACTCTAAAAAGAACTCTCTACGCGCTAACTCAGTCGCTTTTGCGCTGCTTTCGGCATCAACCTTATACACACGATTTACAGTACCCTCGACCTCCACAGAGAACTTGTCTCTGTGAATATCGGGGAATACATAAACAGTTTCAAAGCCATCATCATCCATGATCAATCTCCAATTTATCCATCCAGTTTTGCAGTGTTTGATAATTTTGCAAGCCCAACAACTTTGCTGCGCTGCTGACGTTTCTTGATCGGGTCAATGCCCTTTCAACATAATCACGCTTAATGTTATCAATCGCCGTTTGAACATCAAAGTCTTCGGGATCAACAGACACTTGTTCGGGTAATGTAACCGGATTAGACTCCCGCCACTCTTCATTTACCTTCAGACCGTGATCAATTTCATCAATAAATTTAAGCAAATCGCTTTCCGTCACAAGCCCGTTCAGTCTATCCCGAACATAATGCATGCACATCGTATCATCTACTTCACTCATCTTCTTCCTCCAATTCACCGTGACCCGAACAAGTTTCACAATCGTCCATCACGGTATCAATATAACCAACGTCACGACCAAAGCCGTGTGGTCGGGGCAGGTCATACTCAACCCGCCCTTCGCCATCACAATCGGGGCATGGGATCATCTTGCCCATGCTACCAACTCGCCTGATAGGTAACGCTGTTCCAAGAATTGCTCTCAACCCACTCCGCAGCACTGTCGAAAACTTGCGCGTGTTTCTCACCCTCGGCTCTATCTTCATCCCACCATTCTGGATCGCCAAAGAAAAAGCCGTGACAATCTTCATTGTCGGGCAAACCACCATCGCGTAACGCGGTAGCAATTCTTCGCAAATCATCACTATCCAAGTGAATTTCTTGACACTCATCAACATCATTCGCAAACACCTTCACAATATACTGATGTAACGGTGCGAACTTGCGCCAGTAACCAAGATCAAGGTTGTAAGACGTAACTTCAAACCCATCAATGACGGGACGCTTGACCTCTAAAGAGCCACCTTCGGGTGATTGCTGTGAATGATCGTACTGGCTGATAAACTTATCGCCTCTTAAATACATATCTAAGCCCATAATAAATCTCCTTTTCGCTAGACATGCCCCATATAATCCCAACTGTTGTGGGTTGTCAATAAAAAAATTTATCTAAATGAAATAAAAAAACCCCCCGACCAATTTGTATGTGCGAAAAATTATCGGGGGGCTAGTCTAGTTATTGAGGCAGTAGGCAAAACCATCGGGTTCGGGCTACTGTACCAATCGTATAGCATGGGAAAACTTGGGACGCAAGCAAAAACCTACAGCAGTATTATAAAAACCACTGGTACACAAAACACTGCTATAGGTTATACCACTGGTACACATAATACAGCTATAGGTAAGCCGGTAAATTGTTCGGGTTATTATAAAACCACTGGCATACAAAACACAGCAGTAGGTCAAAAAAAACCCCCGCTTGAATTTGCGGGGGCTTCATATTATTCGGGTTATGTCAGGGTCTACCACCATTGATAATGAACTCCCAAAATCCAGAGAACAACTAAACCGAACACACCAACGGCAATAAAAATATCTTGCCAATCAATCTTTGCCAAGTCGCGTTCCATTTCTTCGAATAGCGCAATCAATAAATCTTTCTTGCTCATGCTACTAACTCCGCTTCTTTAGCCGCGGCTCTTAGATACCAATCATCAAGGCCAAAATCTCTGTAGCCTTCTTCGATCATATCATAATAGTGCATGCTCGGTTCACGAATTGCGCCCTTGTCGCCGTTCATATCGTAAATCAACCACTCGCCGTTGATCTTGCGGCGGTCGTATAAATGCGGATAACCCTCAAGCGAATCAAGCGCCCTCAAGCAATCGTGCGAAATCTCCCACAAGACAACTGGCAAAACCATGTCCTCATCTTGTCGAAAGTCCGCAACCCCGCGAAACACTAAACGGTGCTTCGGTAAGTAAAAGCCGCCCATTGGCTTGGCCTTCGGGCAACGGTTCGCCATCGCATGGCGGTTCGTGTTCATTCCATATGCTAGATAATACATTACACTTCCTCTCCACTTTCATCTAAAATTGACCAGTATTGATCCCACGTTAAAACACTGTCAGATGTTTCAACTTCCATTGGGTACGCACCAAAACTCTCGTAATGATCGCGCACAAAATCTTTGATTTCTTTAAGCATTCTGTTTCCTTTCTTTACTAGATAAATAAACTTATCCCATAAAATCCCAAGTGTCAACAATAAAAAAACCCCCGCACAAAATGCAGGGGCTAAAATTTTGGTAGATGTGTTCGGTTTAATCGAAAAAATTACCCTCTACCCATGTGAACTTTTCAGGTTCAAACTTGCTATTGCGCCACATGCCTTCTTCTTTTTGATTGAACATGTTGTTTGCATCCCGCATGGCGTCACCTTCATTGTATCCTTCAAATTGAATGCTTTCGCCTTTGTAAATAAATTCAAACATCACACCGCCTCCTTTAAGTCGTATTCGATAAGATCAAGCGCATCCTCAATGAGCGCACCATTCAACTTTTCCAGTGTGTCGCGGTCAATTGTGTCAACAATAACCTTTTGCGCGTAACCGTAAGAGCAATAAGCATCAGTCGCGGTAAACTGTGTGAACTGGTTAATAACCCACGAACGCAACTTTTTTGGCTCGGTGTGGTGTGCCATCAAAAACGCTTTGTTTGCGTAGTAACTTTTTTCCCCGTTATATGATCCATCCAAGAACATTCTAAAATGTCTGCGGGTTACATGGTTGCAATCTAACAAGTCGCCTTGAAGATCGCGGATAATACGGGTTTTTGCTGTTGTGTCTGTCATGGCTTATGCCTCCTCTATACTAGACTATCCCAACTCTATTAAATATATTTGGGACAGTCAACCCCTAATATAAAAAAAATTATGCTTTTTGCCCCCATTGATTTTAAACGATTTTTTACGTCAACTTTTTTTACGTCAAAACCTGACGCGGTTGACGTTGACGTAGAATATGTAATAAAATCAAAGACTTAACCCATTTGCGTCAACTACGTCAACTTTGCGTTTTGACGTAGAATATGTAATAAAATCAATAGGTTATTTTACGTCAACTACGTCACCCCCCTATAAGGGGGGGAATATACCCATTCCCCCCTGACGTAAAATAGACGCGCCGAGCAACTGCCGTAGCTTGGGAACTATTGGGAGCTTTTGGGCTTGCGTCATCGGTCTGCCAGCGGTATTCTATGAACACGATAAATTATTCGGGTTGAGCCAGCAGATGCCAAAAGTAGGTGAGCAGATTGAAAAGGGAGCGAAGCGCCTCACTCCTCCCCAACAAAAGTTTTTAGATAACTACGTCCACAAAGACATGACACAAACCGCAGCAGCACGAGCAGCAGGATACAAGAACCCGAACGTTTCCGCTGTGCAGCTTCTTAATCATCCACGCGTCAAGGAACGCATGGAAGAGATGAGACAGGAGCTAGAAAGTAAATACGGTGTAACAATAACCAAATCTGTTCGGGATATGCAACGCCTCAGAGATGAAGCGTGGCAAGAAGGGAACTTTTCCGCAGCCATCAAAGCAGAAGAACTCAGGTTAAAGGTCACGGGTTTAATGGTTGCCCGTAGCCATGTAACGCATGAAAACGTTGATAATCTCACACGGGATCAAATCATTGAGCAACTGCAAGAATTCATGCAACGTGCTAAAGATCGCATGATTGACGTAACACCCGCAGAAAATCCCACAAAACCCGAACAAATCCCTATAACAGATTGTAGTGAAAGCCCAGCGGAATAGCTGGTGCGCCTTGTGCGGGGTGGCTGGCGGGGCCGCAGCGCCCCCAAATCGGGCCGTCAGGTGGGATTGTTCGGGTTTTCGGGGTCGGGCTTGGGAAATTTGTTCGGGTTACTCATCGGGCTTCCCAGCGCCTCTACTACATATAGACATATTATCGGGATTCGGGCCGGGGGACAACTTGCCGGGGACAACAACCCGATAAATTGTTCGGGTTAACTCCCCCGGCCCGCTGGCAGCCCGGCGATTCACCCGGCATCTCCCGCCCGGAAGATTCCCCCGGCGACCAAGCAGCTCCCCGGCACACAACCCGAACAATTGTTCAAGTGAAGGCCCGGTGCTGGCAGCACAACCTGGCATAAATTATTTTATCTTTTGTGTTGACAACCCAAATCATTTGGGATATATTGGGATTAGTCTAGTTGAGGAGATATACAATGACTTACGAAATTATGTTTGAAACCGACAGCGGCATGGAGATGCTTACTATGGTTGCCAAGAACCGCCGCGCTGCAATCGAAGAGTTGAAGCGCCAATATCCTGACGACATTGGAGCAGATGGAGTAATTGAAAATGAAAACGGGGATGAGTTCCCCCTTAATTGGTAAGGAGAGAAAGAATGGAAACGATCACACTGGAGTTGCCCGACTTTTGGGCAACCGCACTGTTTTATGATGACACTAGCGGGTTCGAGTATGAGGATGAAAAGCCGTTCCAAGATTTTTGCCAGTGGGCATTGAAGAACTACGGCACTTCTGAACCTGTAGATATGGATGAGGAGCCGCACTTCATGAGATACCATGATGCTGAACGGTTCGGCGTTCTTGCTTGCGATGTTCACCGCTATACTTTTATTGTGAACAACGGCAACCCAAAGACTAGCGCAATGAAAACATTAGCGTACACAATGAAATAAACATCGGGCTTGACCCTTCGGGGTCGAGCCTTCGGGCTTCGGGGTATCGGGGATCGGGATCGGGGTATATAGATATATATACATAGATATATATACATATACACACACATATACACACACACGTTCATTATAAATATAAAAAAATTGATTTTTTGCGCTGGATTTTTCCAGCGTTTTTTTTGGCTGGAAAGCATAACCCGAACAATTGTTCCAGATAATCCCAAATAATCCCTTGTCATATGGGATAAAATAATTTATAAAATAGGTATAGGGCGACAGCTTTGCCCTAGTTCTAGTAAAAAACGGAGTAAAAACAATGACTTACACTTTTGGAATAGAAATAGAAACAGCAGGAGTATCAATATCAAGGATACAAAACGCTTTTGATAGAGCAGGAATAAAGGGATGCGATGTAAAACCAGACGGCACACCAAACGTTGACGCGGAAATAGTGTTACCACCATTAGCAGATTGCCAAGTAGCCAAAGAATATCTTGAAAAGATTTGTTCTACACTTTCAAACGTTGGCGCGGACGTAAACAGAGCATGTGGTTTGCACGTTCACATTTCAAACGCGCCATTAAATGATGATACGCATGCGGCACGTTTTACTGGCGACAGCATTTCACACAAAGAACGTACTGGACGTTTCTTATCACAGCATGGTGAACCAATGGACGCTGTGATTGTTAAAGACATCATGCAACGTTATGAACGCCAACAGGACGCAATCAATAAAATGTTTCCGCGTTCAAGAACAAGCAATCGCTATTGCCAACCATTAAATGCAACGCGAATTGAAAACGCCAATACTATTCAAGAATTAAATCATGGTAAATTCTTTGCGATTAACTTGGACACATGGCGCAATGGTACAATTGAATTCCGTCAACATAGCGGCACAATTGACGCTACCAAAATTTGGAATTGGGT